GAGACCTTGCCGATTGCCGCCATGGTTTACTCCTCCGTGTCAGTCCCGGCAGGTCCGCCAACTTCGCCGCGAGCTCCTCGTCCGTGAGGGGCACTTTTGACCGATGTTCGTCGCCTTCTCTGTAGGTGATCAGGAACCGCTCCTCGTCGTGCCGATCCCACTTGCCCGTTAGCCCGGCCCGGATCAGGCTCGTCATCCTTCCGGCCTGGAGCCAGGGTTGGCCCCAAGGCTCGATCAGATAGAACGCCAGCCACCGAACCATCTGCCTCCGCGGGATCTCCCGCTTCAGCTTTTCGACATCCGCTATTCCCAGTTCGAGGGCGAGCCGGTGGGCGAACAGTTCCCACGGGTTCGCCCTCAGTCTTTTTTTTCGGTCTCCAGGTCATCCTCGCTCGGCTCTTTGAGCAGGGGCATGCACTGGAGGGCGATCTCGTCGATCACCTTCGGGTTCCCGTCCGCGAGCGCCGCGAGGGCCTCGTCGGTCTGCGGGACGATCCGCTCGCCGAACTGGTCGCACAGCATGATCTGCACGACCTTCGCCGCCATGGGTTTCCCGGTGCCCTGGTTCCGGTTCGCGTAGAGTCGCCACTCGTCGACATCCGCCGACGACGGGTTTCTGATAAAGACCTTTTTCCCGAGAGACCGGATCTCGATCTCCAGAGGCTTCCCGTCGCGGGCCGCCAGGTCGAGCAGTTCTTCGAACGTCAGCGTCACTGTAGGACTCCTGTCAGACGGAACACGGCCTCGCCGGTGGACCACTGCCGGGCTCGGCCGGCGTGTTTCCACGAGACGAGGATCGCCTCGCCCGAGATGTAGTCTCCCGGCGCGTCGAACTCGATCAAGGCCTTCTTCCCGCAGTCAAACACGGAGAACGACGGCGGGCCCCAGAAGCGGAGCGAGATCGTCGGCGGCTCGATCGACGTGCAGTCGTACTGTTTCAGCACGCGGGCCGCGGAGCCCTGGCCGATCACGGGGCTCGAGACGTGGGTCGCCTCGAAGAGCTGGCCCGCCTGGGCGTCGACATCGAAGTCGGTCAGGTAGCCGATGCCGACGCCGCCGAACAGGACCTGTGTCGGGTAGCCCGACGTGCCATGCGACGAAACTATCCCAGGCATGCGTCACCCCTCTCAGGTGATCGTCAGGCCCGCAGCGGTCACCTCGCCGGCGATCAGCTCCTCGAACGTGGCCGAGCCCTCGACGTAGGCCGCGGTCTTCCGGGACACGCTGGCGCTCGTCACTCGGTAGTTTCCGCTGCCGCCGGTGGTGGAGAGCGCGCCCTCGTCGCCTTCGAGGATCTCGACGGAGTCCGACATGGTCCGATAGGTGATCGTGAACTTCTTCGGATCGCGGGCCGGCTTGATCGGCGCGAGGGCCATCACGGCCGTGCCGCCGTGGGCGATGTCGAGCGTGGTCATATCGACCCGCTCCCGGGACGGGGCCGACTGCTCTCGCGAAATGTCGATGCACTTGTAGGCGTTCGCTTTGAACGTGAACGTCGTGCCGTGCGAAGTCGAGAACGTCGGGTCGGGCATCGCGGGGTCTCCTGTGATCTGGTGCGGTCGATTTTATGGGCGGGGTCGGGTGCCGAATCTCACTCGTGCCAGCGGACCTCGACCGAGAGCTCGACCGTGTAGGTCGGGGTCTCCCGGCCCTCGAGGTAGTCCGGCTGGCCGTCCCGCTCGTCGAGGACCAGGCAGTGATCGATCGTCGTCCCGTGGGCCGTGCCGCGGAACCGGTCGATCGCCGCGGTGATCTCGTTCGCCAGGGCCCAGGCGGCGACGTAGTCGTCGGCATAGGCAGCCACGAGGAACCGGGCGCTCGGGGGCACCAGGGCCGGGAGCGGCTCGTCGTCGAGGGCGTCGTCGAGCGTCAGCTCGCGGGTCGTGCCCTCGCGGGCGTAGATCACGAAGGGCGGGCTTTGGGTGCCGGTCATCCCGACCGGCCAGGCCGTGCAGGACGTGGCGGCCTCGATCGCTTCCTTCAGCCAGACGTGCGGGGTGGGCATGGTGTTCCTACTGTGGGGCGATGCCGGCGGCGGAGCCGCGGCGGGACATCCGCGGGTTCATCGGGGAGTTCGCCTCGTTGGTCGCCTTCGTCAAGGCGAGGACCATCTCGGCCTCCAGCCGCGAGGCGATGATCCCCTTCGACGCGGTGTAGGTCTTCTTCACGATGTCGCGCGGCTCGATCCCGCGAGTCGTGCCGAACTCCAGCCAGATCGCTTTCCGCGACTCCATGCCGTACTTGTAGCCCAGGATTCCGAAGGCGGCGCCGTCCTTGTTCCGGCCCTTGTAGCGGGCGACGAACGTCGCGGCCCGGCGGAGCGAGCCGCCCCTCTGCCTGTTGGACCCGACGGTCCGCGTCTTCGCCTTCGGCGTGTTTTTCTTGAGGAGCGGGACAGCCGTCTTCCCCGCCCGCTTCATCGCGGCGACGAGGTGTTTCTTCGCGACGCTGCGGGGGAGCTCGTTGTACCGGCGCATCAGCTCGGCAATGTCGCCCGAGACGTTGCTCCACCCGAGGACGATCATGTCCGCTGCTCCTCGACCGTCAGCTCGAGGTCGTCGCCGCCGGGGACCTCGACGACCGCGGAGACGTACAGGATCCGGTCGCCGCGGCTCGGCCACCGGAGCCGCATGTCGCCGGCGACATCGTCCCGGTACCGCGTGTAGACCGTCGCCGTGATGCCGCCGCCGACCTGGCCGCGGCGGGCCTGTTCGGAGTAGGTCGTGGCCTCGTAGGACCCGAGGATCTTCGCGACGGCCTCCCAGGTCTCGACCGTGCCGCCGGCCACGTTCCGCGAACGGACGGGCCGCTCCAGAACGAAGACCTCGCGGTAGCGTCCGGACGGCCGCATCACCAGCCCCCGTTCCACGACGAGGCCGCGAGCAGGGTCTCGAACGCGTGGGGCAGCTCGCCGCCGCCCTCGGTGTTCAACACGCCGCGGTTCTCGAACTGGTGGTTGACGTAGGCCAGGATCGCCGAGCGGATCATGGGCTCGATCTGCGAGCCCGGGGCCGCCCCGGCCCAGTAGGTGACGACGACCTTCTCGTTCGTGGCCGTGTCGAGCGTCAGCGTGGCGGGGAACGCGTCCTGGTCGACCTCGTAGTCGGCGGCCGCCAGGGCGACGCCGGCGACCGTCACCGTGATCGGGTAGGTCGCCGAGATCAGCACGGGCGGGGCCGGCAGGTGCAGCACGCTACCGCCGGCCTGCCAGGTCGCCCGGTACTGGGTCGCGACGAGCGTCACGGAGAGCCGGCTTTCGACGAGCCGGCGGGCCGCGGCGATCTTGTCGAGAAGGAACCGGTCGAACTCCGTCACGTCCGCGAGCATGCCGCACTGGGCCTTCGCGTCGGTCAGCGAGACCGGCTCGACGGAGGGCCACTGGAGGACGCGGGTCGTGTCGGGCTTCGCCATCGTTCCCTCCGGATGGACAGAAGGCCGGGGCCGGCATCCCTGCCAGCCCCGGCCCCCATGGATCAGGCCGCGTCAGGGTCAGGAGGTCGCCTTGGCGAGCCGGCCGACGAACTCGGGGCCGTGGTTCAGCACGCCGAGGCGGCTCGAAGCCACGAACAGCGTCTGCCGCGACCGGACGAGGAGCTCCTTCGCCACGTCGATCTTGATGCCCTCGGCCGCGAGGCCCACGGCGGTCGACTTGGAGAAGTCGCCGTAGAGGGCGAGCGTGGTCGCCGGCAGGCCCTTTGCCAGGTACACCGGGGCACCGTAGACCGTCGGGACGACTCGGCCGCCGCCGACCGTCATGGTCGTCTGTTGGGCCGACCAGAGCTTCATCAGGTCGACATAGCCGGCCTTCGACGCGACCCAGGCACCGGTGCCCATGACCGTCTCATCGACCTTGCCGACCACGTCCGCGAGGTTCGCGTTCGTGGTCGAGGAGGCGAGGGCCACGGTCACCGTGTTTGGGTTTCCGCCGATCGCGGCGACCGCAGCCGGGAGGCCGGAGATCGTCGGGCTCGACGCGTTGCCGGTGAGCCACTTCTGGTCGTACCAGACCGAGAACCCGTAGGAGACGCGGTCGACGATCAGGCCGGCCACGTCGATCGGGCTGTCGTTCAGGAGGGCGTTCGACACTGCGACCGAGCCGCCGGCCTCGTAGAGGGTCAGCGTCGGGCCGCTCGTCGAGATGTCCTGGTCGGTGAAGGCCGAGCCCTCGCCGGCGTAGGAGACCGTGAACTCGCCCGACTTCGGGAGGTTGATCGACTGCCCCCTCGGACGGAACACGCTCGCGAGCTGCATCGCGACCGACTGGTACTGAAGCCGGTTTACGATCGCGTCGTAGAGCTCGGTCACGACGTAGGAGTCGCCGTAGCCGGCGACGGTCTCGCCCATCGCCCGCTTCTCGCCGTTGGCGAGGCGGACGAGGAACTCGCCCACGTCGGCCGCGACCTTCGCCGAGCGGAAAGCCCGAACGCCGCTGCGGATGTCGGGCCGCGAGAAGTCCTCGACCTCGGGCACTTCGGCCGGCTTCGGTGAGCTGGGCGAGGCGCCCGTCACGCCGCGGAGGCTCGCGAGCTTCTCGTCGAGGGCCCGCTCGGCGGCCGCCTCGTTCGCGATCACGTCCGACCGCTCGGAGAGAGCGGCGAGCCGCTCCTCGATCCGGGTCCGCTCGGCGTCGTCGGCCGGCTCGATCGACCGGAGGTCGGTGATCTCGGCGGCGACCTTCGCGGCGTCATCCTGGAGGCGGGCGAGCTTCGGCGACGGCATGGGGCGTTCCTTCGTGTTCGTGGCGGTGTCCGTACCGCTCGTCACGATATGACCGCCCGCCGCGGCAGAATCTCGCCGCGTTCTACGGTAGGACGATCAGCGGTCCGGCTCGGCCGCGCCGATACGCGAGATGATCTCGCGCTGCCCGGCCGCGATCTCCTGGAGCGTCTCGGCCTGGCGGCCTTGCGTCTCGGCCAGCGAGCGGAGCGTCTCGCTCGTGGTCTTCAGGTACTCGGTGTGCGACTCCACGACCGGCACGACAACGGTGTCGTGGAGCGTGGCCGAGGCGGAGTAGAACATCCAGAGAATCACCGCCAGCACGCCGGCGGGTATGCCGATCGTGTTCAGGAGCGCACCGGTGGGCCCGAGGGCCTCGATCAGTTCGGACCGCGTCACGTTTCGCTCCTGTTGTTCAGCCACCGGATCACCAGGGCCTGGACGATCGCCGAGATCGCCCAGACGAGGATCAACGTCGTGAAGGCCATCCCGCAGTTCTCGGAGTAGACGGCCCGGACCCGCTCCTCGATCCGCCGGCGGATGCCGCCGGGGGCCGGGATCCCGTCGGGGCCGGCGGCCCGGAGCTCGCCCTCCATGGCCGCGATCTGCGACAGGGCGACCCGGACGATCGCGTCGGACCGCTTCCGGCCCAGGAGCCGCCGCCGCATCGGCCGATCGCCAAGGGCCTGCCAGACGGCCTCGCGGGCCTGGTCGAGCTCGAGGGGCGTCATCGCGAGGCCTCGCAGACCGAGCACGCCGCGCGGGGGCCGGCGACCGTCGAGAGGAACGCGGCGACCCGGGTCGAGCAGGAGCCGATCGTCCGGCCCGCGCGCTCGCCGAACAGCACGCCGGCGAGCTCGCCCTCCGCGTTGAACATCGGGCCCCCGGAGTCGCCCTGGCGGGCGGTGCCCTTCATCTCGACGAACTGCCGGGGGTGGGACTTCGTGGGCGACAGGTAGTCGGTGACGGGCCCGGTCTGCTCGAGGTACTTCCCCGGGCCATAGCCGGCGATCGTGATCTGGTCCCCGAGACGGGGCGAGGTGGCGGCGATCGTCACGGGCGCGGCCTTCGGCCTGACGACCGACAGGGCCGCGAGGTCCCACGCGTCATCCCACGCGACGATCGTCCCCTTCGAGGTCGTGCCGTCGGGCCACGAGACCATGATCCCCTGCCGGTGGGTCTGGGCGACGTGCCAGTTCGTGAGGACGATCCCTGTCGAGCCGCTCGCCTGGACGAGGACGCCGGACCCGTAGATCCGACTCGGGCCTTCGGCCGCCGCGATCCGGCAGACCACGGGCCGGGGGCGGCCGCGGGCGGGGGCCGCGGGGGCCGACTCGACGGCGGCGACGACATCGGCGGAGGCCCGGCAGACCGCCCCCGCCGGGGGCGGCGGCGGAGCCGGGGGCGGATCCGCGACGGTGCCCGAGCCGCAGCACACCGGGCACGGGTAGTGCATCGGGCCCGGGCCGACCAGGCGGTCGCCCTGGCAGTTGTCACAGTCGGCCGCGAGGGCCGCACCGGCGAGGATCAGCCAGACAAGTAGGGATCGCATCGGTCATCCGGCGGGCCGGCTCCAGTCGTCGGGGAGGGTCATGGAGGCGATCGCGAACGAGCCCTTCCACGCCGAGCGGGCGGTCCGCTCGGAGTCGAACCGGGTCACGTCATACGAGTCGGGGTAGGCCATCAGCCGCTGGTCGGCGATCCACCGCGCCCACGGCACGGCATGCCCGCGGCGGCCGACGCTCACGACCAGGCCATGCAGCACGCAGCACACGGCCTCCTCGTAGGACTTCGGGAAGATCACCTCCAGGGGCCGGA